AACTGTGCTGTCCAGCAATGGCACAGCGTACAACCCAATTTGAGGTGAATCGTGGCCGTTTACGAAGCGCTTTTGTTGAATACAGCAGTTCCCCAGATCCAAGCCGCACAGGCAGGCGATAGCTATGTGATGGTGGTGAACAGTTCCACCGACGCCCTGCGGATCACGCAGACAGGTGCTGGCAATGCGCTGGTGGTGGAGGATAGTACCAATCCTGATAGCACGCCGTTTGTGGTGAGTGCGGCAGGTGATGTTGGGATTGGGACGAGTTCGCCAACAACGAAACTATATGTCACAGCTTCTGTAGCAAGTACGGCAATTGCTGCGTTTTTTAACACGGACACCGCAAACGGTAACGGTGTTTATATCAAAGCCGGCGGCGCAAACGCAGGCAAATACGCACTAGCTGTTGATAACGCCGCCTCTGCGTCGCTGTTGTACCTCGACTCCTCCGGCAACCTCGGATTGGGGGTGACGCCGAGTGCGTGGGGAAGTGGCTGGCCCGCACTGCAAGTTGGCTCTAGGACGGTTGTACATTCTGCCCCTGACGGACGAGCATCGTTTGGCGGAAACTACTACGTCGATGGCACAGATGCCAGATACATTGCATCCGCTGCTGCCACGCAATTGATGCAGGTAAACGGTGATTTCCGCTTCTTTACCGCCCCCTCCGGCACCGCAGGCAACGCCATCTCCTTCACGCAGGCGATGACGCTGGATGCTAGTGGGAATTTGGTTGTTGGCGGAACAAGCGCCAGCGCAAAATTACAAGTTGTTGGCGGAAATATTAGACTTGATAACAATCAAGGTCTTGAATGGGGCGGCGGCAATAACTTTATTTACGGCAATGAAGCAAGTGATTTTGTTGCTATTGCCACAAACGGCTCCGAACGCGCCCGTATCACCAGCGGTGGGGATTTTTTGATTGGTACTAATGATGCTGCACAAGGGTCAGGAAACGGAAATAAGTTGGTAGCAGGGGGCGCTGTTTGGGTTGTAAATGCTGCTACTGCTGACGGTTTCTCTTACTACAACTCATCAGCAGCGGCGTATAGGTTTTATGTTAGTTCTGCCGGGACCATTAGTGCTACCAACACCACTATTAGCGCCATTTCAGACCAGCGGCTAAAGGAAAACATCCAAGACCTTGATGTCGGCCTTGACAAGATCTTAGCCCTTAAGCCACGCAAGTTTGACTGGAAAGAAGGTAAGGGCAAAGACATCAAAGGCGACCGTGGCTGGATCGCTCAAGAGTTTGAGCAGGTTTTCCCAGACATGATCGATGAATGGAAAGACCCCGCGCCTGAAGGCGAGGAGCCGTACAAGTCGGTTCGTGCCGATCTGATTCCTGTATTGGTCAAAGCCATTCAAGAACTCAAGGCCGAGGTTGACAGCCTTAAAGCCCAACTGGAGGCCAAATAATGAACTGGACCATCTCTCAGCTTGACTGCAAAGTCTCAGAAGGCGATCTGTCTGACGTTTGCATCGTGGCCCACTGGCAGTGCTCGGACACGGTGGACGGCATCAGCGGATCTATCTACGCCACCTGCTTGCTGCCGTCGCCGGATCCTGAGTCCTTCACCCCCTACGCCAGCCTGACCCAAGAGCAAGTGCTTGAGTGGATCTGGGCGAATGGTGTTGACAAGGACGCGACCGAAGCCGCAGTATTGCAGCAGATCGAAAACCAAAAGAATCCCCCTGTGGTAGCGCCACCGCTGCCGTGGGCTGCGTAAAGTTTCAAACCGTACTGGTGCGGTTCACCAGGCACTCGCCAGAGTTATCATGGAAAACACTCCTGAAGTTGTAGTAGCGGAAACACCCGCGCCGGAGCCGGTAGCAACGCCTGCACCTGAGCCCGTAGAAACACCGGCGGTCAAAACGTTCACTCAAGACGAAGTGGACGCGATGATAGGAAAACGCCTCGCAAGAGAGCGTAGGTCATGGGAACGTGAGCGTCCGAAGGCGCAGGCTGCCGCACCGGAGCCCGTCTCGCAGGACAAGTTTGAATCGGTCGAAGCGTACGCCGAAGCACTGGCCTCGCAGAAAGCCGAGCAGCTTCTCCAGCAGCGGGAACTGGAACGTCAGCAAGCTGAAGTGCTGGAGTCCTACCACGAGAAAGAAGAACAGGCGCGGGAAAAGTACGACGACTTCGAGCAAGTCGCCTACAACCCAAGTCTGAAAATCTCGACCGTGATGGCCCAGACGATTCAGGCGTCCGAGATCGGCCCCGACATTGCGTATTTCCTCGGGTCCAATCCAAAGGAAGCAGACCGTATCTCGCGGCTGTCGCCGTTCTTGCAGGCAAAAGAAATCGGGAAGATTGAGGCCAAAGTGGCCGCAAGCCCTCCCACAAGGAAACCGTCTAGCGCCCCAGCACCGATCCAGCCTGTTGCAGCACGCGCCTCCGGCGCACCGGCTTTTGATACCACAGACCCGCGCTCAATCAAATCAATGAGCACGAGCGAGTGGATCGCAGCCGAGCGGCAACGACAGATCAGGGCTTGGGAGGCCAAGCACGGACGTTAAGTGACTATTTGGTAGCTGGGAAAGTTCTTAGAAAGACAGCGGTGCCTAAGCGTATGCGACTTAACCCCCAGAATTCGGCTTGCTTCAGCGAACGACCGGTATTCGACTCCGTCGATCCGGCACGCCGTGTTGAAGTGGTGTTGAACGCTGCGGAGCTGCCGCGTCGCTTCGGACGGCGGCGCACGCTTGAAAAACGGACGTTTTTTACCGACGCGAGCCGCGCTCATTTTTGCGCGCGTTTCGTCCGACGCCTTTTTTCCAAGTTTGCTTTGCCGAATTTTTTCACGAATTTCAGGGGTTCTTTCGTATTTCCCTGCGACCGCGCGCGCCTCCTTGTGGCGCTCGCCCATATGTTCGTGATAAGTAAGGCACTCAAGGTTCTCCAACCGATTGTCGGTTTTGTCTTCGTTAATATGGTGGATGTGGCGTCGCGCTATATTTTGATGACCCCACGCCAGCATGACCATGCGATGAACAAGATCATGCCCGCAGCAAAGATAGCCATCGGGTCGTCGGCGCGGCACAAACGGTCGGAGCTTTCTAAGAACTTTCCCGCAGCGGGATACAGCGTAAGTTGCGTTAAACACGCGGTAGTCAATGCCGTCAAATTTAAACGTGATCATGTTTTTTCCTGTTGATAGCTACATAAGAATAGTACCTCAAATTTTCACGGAAGGCAAACATGAGTAATTCGATCCTTACGATTGATATGATCACACGCAAAGCGTTGGAGATCTTGGAAAACTCCTTGGTGATCACCCGTACCGTAAACCGTCAGTACGACGACAGCTTTGCTGTCGAAGGTGCCAAGATCGGTTCCACGCTGCGTATCCGTCTGCCGGACCGCGCGCTGGTGACCGATGGTGCGGCGCTGCAAGTGCAAGACGACAACGAGCAGTACACCACTCTGACCGTTTCGAGCCAGAAGCACATCGGCGTGAACTTCACGACCGCTGAGCTGACGATGCAGCTCGATGACTTCGCAGAGCGTGTGCTGAAGCCTCGTATCAGCCAGCTTGCCTCCAGCATCGACGCTGACGTTGCCAACAGCTTCAAGAGCATGTACCAGTCGGTCGGCACGCCGGGCACCACGCCGGGCACCAGCCTCGTCCTGCTGCAAGCTCAACAGAAGCTGAACGAAGCGGCTGCTGTGATGAACCCGCGCTACGCGACCGTCAACCCGGCCGCCAACGCTGGCCTGGTCGAAGGCATGAAGGGTCTTTTCAACCCCACCAACACCATCAGCCGTCAGTTCAAGAATGGCCTGATGGGCGAGGGTGTGCTGGGCTTTGACGAGATCAGCATGTCGCAGTCGATCAAGCAGTTCACGACTGGCACCCGCACTGGCTCGCACACTGTGACGTCCGCTGTGACCGCGCAAGGTTCGACCACGATTCTGATCACCGGGACTGGCTCGCAGACGATCAAGCAAGGTGACGTGTTCACCGTTGCCGGCGTCTACGCTGTCAACCCGCAGACCCGTGAATCGACTGGCAGCCTGCAGCAGTTCGTTGCCACCGCCGACGCAACCGCCACCGCTGGTGCGTACACCGTGAGCGTCAGCCCCGCGATGTACACCTCCAGCCAAGCGCTTGCAACCGTCGATTCGTTCCCGCAAGCCAGTGCAGCGGTGACGTTCCTTGGCAGCGCCAGCACTCAGTACCCGCAAAACCTCGTGTACCACAAAGACGCGATCACGTTTGCGACCGCTGACCTGCTGATGCCGCAAGGCGTGGATATGGCATCTCGTCAGGTTCACAACGGCATCTCGATGCGTATCGTTCGCCAGTACGATATCAATAACGATAGACTCCCTTGTCGCATCGATGTACTTTATGGGTACTCGGTAATCCGCCCGCAAATGGGTGTCCGTCTCTGGGGCTAACGCCTAATACGAGGCTAGTAGGGGTCTACTAGCCTCGTTTTC